CCATCGATGCCGCCATGAAGAGATCAGGCAGGGTCTGGGTCAGGAACGTGGTTGTGTTAACAGAGGAAAGTGGCGTCGGCCTCTGCGTGCCGATAACCTCAATGGCATATGCCCTGTCCGGGGCCGGGCCGAGGATGATATTGGCGTTATCTTGCATGGCAAAGAACTGCGGTATGGATTGCTTCATCTGATTGCTGGGATAGACCACATCGATGAAATCCCTACTGGTATTGACCAGCGGCACTCTTTGTCCGTTGGAGGATAAAGCCGTGGAAGGAGTTATGACATTGACCTGCTCGACCACCAGGTAGGTGCCTATCGAGATCGGCAAGGTGAAGTTTCTGATATTGGGGGTAGCGGAAGCCGAGGAGTCGGTAACACGGGTGACCAGCAAGTCGAGTTCCCGGTAGATCCTCTGCTCGGCATAGTCGATGGCCCCGGAAAGCATGGTGTTGAAGTTACCAATGGTCGGGTTGGAGGCTGCCGTGGAAACGACCAGGAGGTTGGCAGTCTGTGAATAGTAGCCGCTGTAATCATAGCTCATGCGACACCGCCTCCGGGATAGACGATCCCTTCCTCGTTAACGGAGAATGTGACCTGAGCAACGTAGATCGGATGTACCCCGTCGCCCAGGAATGCCACCCGATGATAAGCGTAGGGGCTCCCACCGATGGCGGCAGAGATCTTCTCCCCGATGGTCCCGGCCAGGGAGCCGGAGGCCAGCGTGGTCCAGGAACCCCACAGGTAAGTGTTCACCGGAGAACCCTGGATAACATAGGCCGTGCTGCCAATAGGACGGTCATTGGGTGCGGTAATGGTAAAGCGGGATAGCGAGTGAGTGATCAGAGGCGGCGGAAGGCCAGGCGGGGCTGCTGACGGGTTTCCGCTCCAACTGATACCGAGGTAGTTGTCGTAGGAGGAATGGGAGACAGAGAGGCAGGCCGACTGCCGGTAGGTCTTGTTGGCGCTGCCATTGAAGGCTGAGGCCACCCCGCCCAATTCGGTCAGGTTGCCGATCTGCGAACCAAACATCCAGCGAGTGGGCGATGCATCGGCCCCTACAGCGGAAAGAGGGTTATTGATAGGAACATGCCATTCCGGCCTGGCATTCTGGACCGGGATCGGATCGGCGGGCAGGAGGATGGTACGCTGGCCGGATTGCTGGAGCCTGTCCATGCAAGATGGGCAGACCAGGAAGCGCAGGTTCTGGATCTTTGGCCCGCGCCAATCAAATTGCCAGCTTAAGGTGTGGTGGTTGTACCTGCCTCCGCAACGATCACATATCCCCAGAGCCCGTGGTTTACTTGGATCTATCTCTGCCCGACCATGGGGGCGGTAGCTCATGTCAGATACGCTTTTTTGGTTTCTTGTATTTCTTGGCTTGTTTCTTCTTGTGAGCTTTCTTGTGCCACTTCTTATTCGACTTCTTTTTTGGTTTCTTGAGCGGTTTATCCTCTAGCGCAGGCGACTGCGGTGGCACGATTGACTCCGCCACCGGAGGATCATCCACGGTAACCTGCATAACTATGATGTCAGTATCCTTTTCTCGCCTCTTTTCCTCTTCCATTGCCAGCACCTGCACCGGGCTAAACGCTCCCTGCTGAATGGAATAGCGGGTGCCGAGATCGGTCAGAACTACGGTATCAAATGGCCCAGTGGTCGGAGGACCAAGAAAGATCTGCCCACCGGCCAGCATCTGCGCTATAGCGGTGACGGCCTCATCCTGCGACCGGCACTGGGGATAATAGTACTTTACCGCTGATGCCTGATCCAAGAAATTTGGGGTACTTAATAACATCACTCCACCCGTGCAAATTCACCGAAGAGCTTCTTTGCTGCGGCAGCGTAGGCGGCGGAGGCTTGTTCAACGGAGTCGAATAAACCCAGATGATACCTCTTATTGTCCTTCCAAATTGTCGATCTGTACTTTCCACACGCATGGAATTCAACGCCCTTAACCCCTAACTTATTATTCGCCTGCACCTTTTTGTTCTGTGCATTATTGCAACGTGTAGCGTCGCGTAAATTACAGATACGGTTATCTGATCTTATGCCATTGATATGATCAAGTTGATTAATCGGCCATTTGCCATAGACGTAAAGCCAGGCAAGGCGATGAGCTAAATAACGTTTATTTTTAATGCAGATAAGAAGATATCCGCCTCTCTGCATCCGTCCAGTGAGATCCCCAATAGATACACGATTGGCAACCTTTTTCTTCCAGTAAAATTCCCCGGTATCTTTATCGTAAGATAAGACTTCTCGTAATTGTTCAACAGTTACCACGTAAAGTACCCCCCAAGCCCAGGTGTAATTGACATACTAACGTTTTCGACGTCTTGGGTTTGAGCTATTTGTAGTGCTCTAGTATATCGCAAAAATAATTTATCTTCCAATTGAGGATTGTATATCTCTGATAACTTCCATGCTAACCCGGCGGCATAGGCTGCGTAAAACCGGTGCGGTATTTCTACCTGCATTCCATTCATAAAGTCAGCGTCTTGCGTTTGCCTAACGCTGTAGAACTTTACTGTGTATGGCCCATTACCGTCAGGAGTAAGATAGAATGTTACGTTTTGTGATATGAGCCTATCATACCAATAAACAGTAGGAACGCCTTGGGTACTCTTATTAGAGTAAGAGGCATATTCAGTGCGGCTTATGGGCCACAAATAACGATCTATTGTTGGGTTCTGTCCAGTAGTGACGTACAGATCAAGGATCATTACTGTAGCGGCAGGAACTGAGTAAGTAGCATTCCCTTGCGTTAAGGGCATTGTTTGCAAGTCAACCTGCCATAGATTGGGAGTAAAGTTCGACCATTCCGACAGCAGCATGTTGGCTGCCATCCTGGCATCGAACATATGGTTCTGGGTGATCTGGGCAGGCCGAATGCCAAGCTTGCCAAAGGCGTTAAGGACGATCTCGCCTAACGATGGGTTGAACGAAAACTGCTTGCTAGTGGTTACGCCCGTGTCAAACATGGCTATTTACCTTCTATTATATCGTAAGCCTTCTTCACCACCAATGGTCCATAGGCTTTTCCGATAAGCCTCTTGATAAGTGCGATGTCCTCGACGCTGACATCGACGCCATTACCCTGATAGGCAACTTCAGCCAGGGTTGCCCGCTTAACCTTTTCCTCCCCCGTCAGATCCTTCTCGTCCTGATAGACGGCACACAAAGCCTCTACGGCGACAAGGCCAAGGGTAGCGTCCCTGTCATTAAACTTGATTGGCTTGCCATCGAAGCCGGTTAATACCTTGCCAAAGTCGAGTTTCATGACCATCCCATAGGCGGCGGTATTGGCACCGCAGCCACATTGCTATCTTTGCTAAACTTCTGCTCCGCATCAATCCAGGCGTTCATTGTTCCTGTCGCCAGGCCATTGCCAACCAATGCAGTAGAGTACCCGACCATTGGCGTAGAGGCTACGGTTTGTGAGATGGATACATTGTAAGTGGTACCAGCCACCACAATTGACGAAATGTAAGTGCCGGGAGCAATCACCGTCCCAGGTGTTGCTGCTGCTGGGTCCGGATAAAGTGCCTGACCGGTGCCTAAGGTTCCGCTGGCTATGTTGGTTACTGTCAGCCTGGTGCCTGAGATCGACCCAGTGAACTGTGACGTTGGTGCAGATTGCTGAATCAGTGATGCATAAGTTGTTGATGCCCATTGCAGCAGATTTGTCATATCGGCATCTGTGCTGGTGAAGGTTTTGGTAGCAGTCAGTGGTACTGAGTTTATTGAGAAGGAGATGGTTGCCATTTAAGTTAGCGCTACACTCATGAGCGTCCCTGCGTTGTTGTAATAGAGTTTAGTGGTTGCACCGCTGCTGTCACGGACGAGTGACCATGTCCCGGCAGGTATGTCGCTCGTTGTCGGCGCGCCTGCCTTTGTCCACGCGGTTAAGACCATGTTGCGTGAGGTGCCAGTGCCGAGGACTTGCACTCCTATGGTCAGGATATTGGCATTGGTCGTCCAGTCGATGATGCCGCGTTCATAGTTGCTGGCGTCGGTATAGGTGTTGAAGACCCTCAGACATTGGGCCGTCGTTGAGTTGCGTTGAGCGAGAATGTTTGCAGCGTCGCGATAAAGAAACAGATCAGCACCGCCCAATTGGTCCCACCCAAACGCATTGCCAGTAACGACTAAACCGTCCACTCTGACATACAGATACGAAGAATTGCCACTTTTAACGTCCAATATTTTTGAATTGCTCGCGCTCGCCGTGTTGGTGATGGTGATCACCGCGCCCTTGAACGTCACCGCCGCGTTGTTCCAGGTCTGCGAGAGATTAAGCATCGGAGAGTTGGCGGTTACAGTTCCCTGTGTCTGCACCAGCATGTTGGCGGCAGTGATATTGACACTGATGCCAGATTGAACCCCGGCAACAAGCTCAGCGCCGGTCAGACCGGAGGCTGCTGTCATGGCTGATATTTTAATGTCAGCCATGCCTAGCTCTCTAACAGGATGGCACCAGAGCCATCTTCAAGCTGGATGTGACCGGTGGTTGCTTCTAGCTGAATGTAGTTGCCGGTGACAACGGCAGCGGGAGGCACCATGAACATGGTTCTTGCTCCGCCGACAATAACCTTACTGGTTATACTACCATCGGCCATGCTTATCGCTTCTTTCTGATCGGCCATGTCATTGAGCCTTGATGAAAGCGCGATGGTCTCCGATCAGGAATGACCGCGATACCGAAGCATCCCTTATCGCGACTGGAACGATTGCTGATGGTGCCGTTGACGGGGCGGTAACAAGCTCCATCAATAAAGCCTTCCAATCACGAGAACCGCCATCCGTAAATGCTTGTGAATAATTCACAGATGCCGAACCGGCATTAGGAATGCGGGCATTCGCCATTGTATTTGCTACGTTTGTATCGACGTAAGCTTGCGTAACCTGATAATCGGATTGAGCAATCGGCGCAGAGCCTGGATTCCCTACCGTGGCCGCCGCAATATACAAAAGAACAAGAGATTTATTGTTAAGAGTAGTAATACCGCTGATGGCAACCGTGCCGCTTGTTGCATGAGCATAGGAGATTTGCGCTATGGGCGCGGAGGTCTTGACATTAGAATAGGCGATCAATTGCGTCTGAGCAACGGTCGTAGCTGACCAGGAAAAAGTTACAGACGCAGTTGCCCCGGTTTTAATACAGGTCGCGATAGCAACGGTTATATTACCGGTGTTGTCCTGCGAATAAATTGACCATCCGCTACCACTAATAGAAATTGTCTGCGCAGCAGAATCAACCTGAAGATAGGCAACAACAACATCGCCAACGTTTCCTGGAATCTGAGAAGAAGAAACAGTCAGATTGCTGGCAGTAGGTGAGCCAACCTTAACGCTTCCCGCTGTTAATGTCGGACCGCTCCAAGAAGAGCCAGCGCCGCATAACTCTATTCCATAAGTGTGCCAGATGGCGCTGGTAATCGTGGAGGAAATGGCATCGCTGTTGCCTCCTGCGGCGGCAACGGTTTCATATGAAGTTCGGTTAGAACCAGCGGCATCATTATATTGCGCTATATTGATATAGGGACTTGGTAATGGAATGACCTGATTATTTCCAAGGGTTGTTTCAACAGCGAGAATGATGCTGTTGGCTTGTTGCGTAGTTTGCGAAGCAATCGTAATTGGGCTCGTAGTTCCATGAGCGCTGTTATTTGCACCAATTGCGTTGTAGTTGGCACCGGTAAATGCCTGCCCCTGCGCGTGATATGCCTGGGTTGTGCCGTCCCAATAGAATAGCGGGCTTAAATCCGATACTCCTGCTGTGGGAAAGAAACACCACGCCCATGCAGAAGTGCCATTGGCATCAGTGTATGTGGCACCAGCGTTCCAGTTGGTTTTAATCGTTTTACTGGCAGCATTAACGGTAACCCAGGCAACTTGTAGATCGCCAACGCTGCCGGTTCCACTTAGATTCAGCTTGGCAAAACTAGCGCCGCCTGATCCTTCAATCGTTTCTACTGAATTAAAAGTAATTGTCATGGGTCGATTATCCGTAGTTGTCCGATCTGCGACGGGCTTGAGAGAGCGGTGGCGGTTACCGACCAGTTGGCCAAACCAAGAGCGGCATTGGTCGATGACCACGTTGCCAGGTAATTCGCGGCAACCTGCGTCATGATCACGGTGTCGGTCTGCGAGGCGTTGTTGATATTGGTGTAACTCACCACCAGGGTCGCTCCCGAGGGAATGGTTACCACCTTGTTGGAATCGAAGAACTCCGCCACGAACTCGGCGGTATTGCCTTGCGTGATATTGACGGGTCCAAAGTCGGTTTGCGGCATGTCGGTTTCCTAATAGGTTGATCCTAGATTATGGATAGCAAGGATCTGAGCGTCGGTCTTGACGACGTTATAGAACCTGAATTGCCTGAGTGCCCTGTTGATGCCGGAGCCTACGTATGCACCGCTACTAAGACCGATAGCAAAAGTAATATCTGCCGGAGAATTGAAGAGAGAACTTATAGGATTATTAGCGGTGATAGCCGGAGATCCATCCCTGATCCCATCAACATAAAGCTTTAGCGCTGACGTTGAACCGTCGAAAGTAAAGGCAAACGAGTGCCAGTTATAAGCGCCGAAATTGGCCTGAACGCTGGTGGTATAATCCTTGTCGGTGGTTACTCCATCGCTGCTCAGCTTAACTTCCATGAGAGTATTATCGGCGGTACCATTTTGCACGATCCATGACTGCTGATTAAACCCGGTGTCGGCATGAGAAAAATAGATCTGTGAAAGATGGCCGCCATTGGCTCCCCAGAAGAAGATTGTCAGGCTGTTGGTGTTATAATAGGAACCGGTGGCAACACGAGCGGCATAAAAATTAGTCCCATCGAAATACGATGTCAGGCAACTTCCGCTAGTATTGTCCCAGCACCCATTGAGGTTTGCCGGTGGTTGTCCTACCGCTGCGGTATGCCCACCTATACTGTCCGCCGCTACCGCTCCTGAACCCTCATTGAATCTCCAGTAGGAAACCAGGCCGCCGGTAATGGTATCAGGCACCGCAAAAGAAACACGGATGCCGCCGACGACATATGGTGTTCCCGTGATCTTTGCGTCCGACATCTAGTCCTCCTTTATCGAGACCGCTGCCTGGCTCTGCACTGGTAATTCCTCTATCGAAACCGCACCGGTATAGATGAGCTTGAGTTCCTTGACCGCAACTGAGCAGTATACCGGTGCCCCAGATACATTCACCAGCATCAGCGCGGTATCATTGTTGATTTCGGTGGCAAGGAGCGTGACGGTAATGTCAATCGCCCCTGACGGCTTCTCCGGCGGCTTGACGTAATAGCCCTGAAGCCATGCGCCCAGCCCAGGCTTCTTCCTGACCGGCTCGGCATAGGCTTGCAGCCATGGAATAATGCGCAAGAAATTCGGAGATGGCGGCGTCTTTGGTACAAACGCCACTTGCAGATCTTGCCGTAGACCCGGCTTCTGCCTGACCGGCTCCGACCAAGCATAGTGCCAGCGGGATTCATATTTCCCGGTAATCAGATCCGGATTGAGGACAAGGGCTGGCTGTTGCTGCTGAGCAGTCGCTAATTGTCTTGTTCTGACCGGATCTGGCCAAGCAGGGAAGAACTTGTCAGGGATGATTTGCGGTAGCGAAGTAATCGGCAGAATTGGCTCGGCAGCCGATTGATAGGTGACTGTCAGCCGGTAAATCGGGCCGCTGAAATAACCTTCTGTAGCAATGGGTGCCGGAGGACCAATCGGCGCAAAGCGTGGGATCAGCGCCTGATACTGGGCCGTCGCTAATTGGCGAACCCTGACTGGCTCAGACCACGGCTGATGCCAGCGCGATTCAAAACGCGGTGTAATTTCAGTATTTGGTTCAAGGACAAGGGTAAACGATGGCTGATAAGCAACGGCAAATCGCTTGGTTCTGACCGGCTCAGACCAGGCATAGATCCATTTGTCGGCAGTGATAGTTTCCTTAACAACAAGCGAATCGACACGGGCCTGATAGATGAAGCTGCGCGGGAAAATAACTTCAGTAGAAACAGCGGATGGCGTTACCGCCGTTGGCGGTGGAGGAAGAATAGGAAGCGGCCACAGCGTTGGCTGCTGCTGAAGGTGAACCGCTAAGCCAGGCTTCTGTCTTACTGGCTCGGAGAATGGCTGGAGCCACCAGTTGTGGATCTCCAAGCCCTGAACATCGACCGAAGTCTGATAGGCAAACCAGGTCTGGAAGACGACACCGGTATCGCCCAACACGAGATTGAAAGAAGGCGGGGCAACTACCGCAGGCGGAGGAACAATGGGCTCGGCAGCGGACTGATAAACAACGGTCTGTCGATAAATTGGACCGCTGAAGAGACCTTCCGTAGCAATAGCAGTCGGAGAATGAACCGGCGCATGAGGCGGGATCATCGCCTGCTGATGAGCTACCGCTAATTGCCTGACCCTTACCGGCTCAGACCATCCTTGATGGACAATGGCTTTGCTGACATCGAAAGCGAAAACAAAAGCTGGCAGTTGCTGCTGCGCGGTTGCCAGTTGCCTTGTTCTGACCGGCTCAGACCACGGATAAGCGATTGCTATGTTGGCCGGTATCGGAACAGTAACCAGCGCGGCAAGAGCAGGACGCTGTGCTGTCGCCAGTAGCCATGTTCTAACCGGCTCGGACCACGGCAAGAATGTCTGAATCGGAGCAGCAACGACGGGGACGACAGGAGGAAGAACCGGTTGCTGCTGATGAGCTACAGCAAGCTGTCTAGTTCTTACCGGCTCGGACCAAGCGTAATGCCACCGACTCTCATAAGTCGGTGTAATCTGAGTTTCTGGCTCAAGAACAAAAGTGGTGTGGTCACGGCGGCTGACATCCGTTGGCCGTACTGTTAATGGCGCAAACCATTCATGAGGCGGGATGACAACGGCAGCGGCAGGGACAATCGGCTCGGCAACAGATTGATAAATAACAGTCTGTCGATAGATCGGAGTGCTAAAACTTCCTTCCGTAGCAATGGCCGTTGGAGGGCCAATCGGCCCAAATCGCGGGATAATCGCCTGCCGGTGTGCAGCCGAAAATTGTTTGACCCGTACCGGCTCTGACCATGGATAGTGCCAGCGCGATTCGTAATTCTGGATAATCTGAGTTTCGTCATTAAGAACCAGAACAGGCTGCTGTTGATGAGCTACCGGCAATTGCCTGGTTCTGACCGGTTCAGACCAGGCTGTGATCGGCAGCAACGGTGCCGCTATTATTGTTGGCTTCTGTACCGGCTCAGCATGGGCTTGGTAGATAAAGCTGCGTGGGAAGATAACGTCAGAAATATCAACAACCGGAACAACCATAGCTGTTGGAACCGCCGGTTGTAGGAAGAGCGGTTCAGTGTGAGTCTGATAGATGAAGCTGCGCGGGAAGATAACCGCAGCGGAAATGACCGATGGAGTTACCGCCGTAATCGGCGGTACTGAAGGTGTTACTTCCGGTTCAACCGATATTTGATAAGTGAATACGGTCTGGAAAGTAACACCGGTATCACCCTGGACAAACTGAATGCTCGACTTGCTGGGATCGAATGGCGGAGACGGAAGACCGGCTATGCGCGGGTCCACGATGAACGGGTGGACTATGGTCTTGTAGAACCAGACCGCGCCTTCGACATTCTCGATAAGTGATTTACTTGGATCAAATGGTGGAACAGCAGGAAGACGCGGAATAGCAATCGGCTGCTGCTGATGAGCCGTCGCTAATTGTCTTGTTCTTGTCGGCTCCGACCAGGGGTAATGCCAACGCGATTCATAGCCTTGGATGATTTGTGTTTCATCATTAAGGACAAGAACCGGCTGCTGTTGGTGAGCCGCCGCCAGTTGTCTTGTTCTGACCGGCTCTGATAACGAGCGGTCAACAAGCGATTTGCTGGGATCAAAGACAAGGGCAAGCGCCCATCCATAAGTTGGATCGGCGAAGAACTGCTGTAGCTGAGTTGCTAATCCCGGTTTCTGCCTTACCGGTTCTGACCACGGATAATGCCAGCGTGACTCATAACCCTGGATGATCTGCGTTTCGTCATTGAGTTGAAACGCGAATGGTTGCTGATGGGCAGTCGCTAACTGTCTGGTTCTGACTGGCTCTGACCAAGCGTAATGCCAGCGAGATTCGTACCCTTGAATGATTTGCGTTTCGTCGTTTAACTGGAAGGCAAACGACTGTTGATGGGCTGTAGCCAGTTGCCGGGTTCTTACTGGCTCGGACCAAGAATAGGCCCACTTGTCGGCAGTAATGACCTCGCCGGTTATCTTCCAGGCATAAGTTGGATCGATAAAACTAGACTGAAGATAAGCGCCGAGCCCGGCTTTCTGCCTTACTGGCTCGGACCAGAGATAATGCCACCTGGATTCGTAACCCTGAATAATCTGGGTTTCGTCATTTAGCTGAAAGGCGAATGGCTGCTGATGAGCCGTTACCAACTGCCTGCTTCTGACAGGATCAGACCACGGGTAGTGCCATTTACTTTCGGTAATGACCTCAGGAAATACGGTGGTTACCGCTATCGATTGCTGCTGAGCGATCGCCAGTTGTCTTGTTCTGACCGGCTCAGGCCAAGCATAAGCCCATTTATCCGGAGTAATAATTTCTGCCAGTGGCCCAGGCAGAACAGGATCGGCCTTGGTCTGATAGATGATGCCTTTTGTGAAAATAACGTCTGGAGAAATTGCCTCCGCAATGGTGACACTGACCACCGCAGGAACCGGAAGCGAAAGAACAGGCTGCTGTTGGGAAGCAACGGCAAGTTGCTTGGATCTAACCGACTCCGACCAGGCATAAAGCCATTTGTCTGGAGTGATGACCTCTGCCGCAGCAGGCGGGACAACAGGCTCGGCCTTGGCCTGATAAATAAAGCTGCGCGGGTATATGACCTCTGTCGAAACAGTGGCAGGAACGACCTGCGGAATCTGAGCCGGAGCGCCAGGCTGAATAGGATCAACCTTGGCCTGGTAGATAAAGCTGCGTGGATAGACAACCGGGGTAGATGCGACAGAACAGGCAACGACCGCTGCCGCGACCAGCGTTACCGGCCTGGCAATCTGTTGATATTGTATTCTTCGTCCGGCCATGGGTTACACCGGCCCAGACGGAATGATTTCAATCCCCCGCCAATGATGCTCTAAGTCTTGTCTAGAAAGATCAAGTTCGTGCCATACGCTCTCATACTGAATGACAATCATGCTGCCGCCGCCTGGCCCGGCGGTAAACGTAGATCCTACAGCCCGTGTATATCCGCATCCCCCACCGCCACCTCCAGGCGCTCCACCGGTCCCACCCTTGGTGGTGATTGCCGTATTCGTGGCATAGCCAAATGAACCGCCACCTCCGCCACTAGGCCCTTCAACATTACTGATTTCGGTTCCGTTACCGCCGCCTGTTCCACCGGTCGTGGCATTGCCGGTTACGCCGGTTGATCCACCGCCACCGCTATTCCCCGTACCAGCATTGCCGGTTGGATTGGCTCCGGTTCCTCCCGTCCCTGAATGCCCGGTACCACCGGTCGTAGTGCTTGCGTTTCCGGTTGCGCCGTTGTTGGCTCCGCCTCCGCCAGTACCGCTGGTTGTCGTAGCGGCTGCTCCGGTACCGCCAGTGCCATTAGGCCCACCCGCTCCTCCGCCACCTCCACCGCCAAAGTTTGTCCCGCTGTTGCCACCGGCAGCCCCGGCGTTCTTGGTGGTCATCGTGTAGGCAATGGCAGGAGAACCAACCGAACTACCTGTCGTCCCGGCAGTCCCACCAGTCGTGGTGGTAGCGTTGCCTCCACATCCTGCCCAATAGCCAGCCGTGCTCGACTGCCAGACAACGGATGCCGCACTACCTGCGCCTGCTGCCGGACAGACAAAAGCTATCGTTGTTGTCCCTGGAGTGATCGTGCCGCTGGAGTAGGTAAGCTGCATGAAGCCACCACCGCCGCCACCACCTCCTCCTGCTCCACTCGTCCCCGTCCCACCAACCGCCCCATTGCCTCCAGCGGCAATACACCAGACGACATGATTGGCGTTGACCACCATGTCTCTCGGAGCCGTCCAAGGTGAGACAGAAGCGCTGGTGAGGATTACCAGATTAAGGGGACCGGCCATTACGGCATCCTCTTCTGCTCCTGAAGCGATGCGCTGGTAGGACCGGTATTGGGAATCTGGGTGATGGTGACATTGGCCCCGAAGACGGGCACATAAACAGGAAAGGTCGCGGTAACCGCGACCCCTACCAGCATCGAATCGAGATTTGCTTCTAGTTGCTCAATCAATTCTCCGGGCATCAGAAAAGACTTTCATATTGTCTCCTGATGTAAGCCCGCTGTTCGGACTCCTCCAATTTCTTCTCGAATGGCACGCACGGTCCATCGGCACAGGTCGGACACACCATCTTCATACAGTTGCGGCACATGGAGCCAAACTCGTCCATGGGAGCTTTTGCCTTAACGTGTATGACCCTATTGCAGTGACAACAGGTGAATGTGTCCGCCTCATAGGTTCCTGAACCAATACGTTCGCAACGCAACCCGTCGAAGTTCACTTCGGCAGGATCTGGCGCAAATATCACCGCATATCCGCCAGCCTTGCGCATGAACTACTGCTCTTGGAAATAGAGCGTAGCACTGACTGCACCGGTACCGGCAGATGACCTGGCCCTCAGCGCCGCACCGTTCGGTGAGGTAGCCGAGGAGTTTGCCGGATACACCATCTCCGAACCTGGAGCCGCTACCCAGCGATAGGAAGCACGCTGGTTGATGGCGATGTACCAGAGTTCCTGCGGCGTGGTCAGATAAGTCTCCACCGTGGAATTCACGGTAGCGGTTGCCGCTAGGTTAAGGTCCGCACCATCGAGCGCAAACGTTGACGATACGCTGGACAGCGAGAGAATGCCGCCCGTGGTAATCGCCGTAGACGCTGCATAGGTGCAGCGGCAGACATCCCACTCATAGTAGTTGTCAGCCGGTACTGCCGCCTGGCCGATGAGCAAGTCGTAGATCTTGCCACGACGAAGACTCGGATAAGTGATACCACCATTAGCGGTGGAATTGGCGACAACAACGATAGACTTGTAGGTAGCGCTGATTGCCTGCGGCACCTGCCCGGCAATGTTGGTCGAATTAACAACTCCGAAGTTTGCCATGATTAGCTCCTATCTTGGCCATTTCCATTAGCTTTCTGGAGCAGACGCTCCAGGTAGTTTTGACCTTCCACTGAAACTTCTTGTGCCCCGCCCCAGATGCTTTGCAAGTAGTCCATGTCTTCCCTGGCACCCTCCAGGTAAGTGACATCGTGATCGAGACGGGCTTTCTGGTTTCGCATATCGGCAAGACGCGCCTCGATCTCATCGATCCTGGCATTCATCTTCCTGCCAAACGGGCCGGTATCGGAATAACCGTAAAGCGGCGGCGGCATCATGATATCGGACTCATAGGGAGCCCAGACCTTGCAGCCGCGCCTGGCTCCTTCAACGATCATGTTCTGCCCGCCGGGGCGTTGCAGGATGTACTCGTTCTTGGAAGCCATATCGATGCCATAGAGGGCGATCTCCTTTGCCCCTTTGTAGATGCCCAGCGCCATCATATAGGCAAACGATGAAGTAAAATTATAAGGACCAAATTCGCGCAACATATCGTGGATCGGATATGGAGTAGCCCGCGGAACCAGAGACTGATCCTGCATGTAAATTGGAAACTTCTGCGCTTTTAGCCATTCGATGTAACCTGGGCCATACGACTTGTTCTTTTCCCAGGTCAGCGCCGTACCGTGAATCTCGAACCAGGCATCGACCCTGGGCAGAAGATTGATATTGCCTGGAGAGCAACCCCAGATCGTCCATGTCGGATCGTTATAGGGAGCCAGCATTCGCGAAGAAGGTGCCGTTCCCACGCAGGCGATCTTCAATGGCTGCTCAGCCTTGGCAATCATTGGCGGTTGCGGATCGGGAAGATCGGCTCTGATAAACGTGCCAAGCTCCGGGATAGGCGGGACTTCCCCGCCATTACCCCTGAGTTTATCATTGGTTGTTTCAGTCAACTTGGTCATGACCCGATAATCGCTCCGGCAACAAAACTGACAGCTTTCCCTGCTGCGATAAACGTGGTGTTCGATCCATTGTTGATGATCACATTAGCGGGACTACCGGGAATGCCAACGGTCAAACCGCTGATGTGTGGATTACCTATGGAGTCGGTGATCATTGCGTTATCGACATTGCCGCTGCCAGAGGCAGACGGATCAACTTCGCCGCCGGTAAAAGTCAGCACGCCTGCCGATGCTATACCGCAAGGCGAAGCCAGCATGATGCTGGATAATGGCGTCGGCCCATGATTGAGCTTGAGGAAACCGCCATTGCCAATGGTATTGATAACCCCTTGCAAGCGGGCGGTGATGGCGGCCTGGGAGTAGTTAACGCTCATGCGATCTCACCTTGCATGACGCGCATCGTAAGAGTGTTTCCTACCCCCATAGCGGTCTGTGCAGTGCTACCCAGCCTCACCGCAGCGACAGGATTGGTAAACGTATATTGCACGCCATCTGGATAAGCCGTGCTTGACAGGAAATGCGTTCCTGGCTGCCCACTGGCACTGCTGACAATCACCCACTTGGCAAGTGATGAGCCGCCGATCAATTGCAGGTCGTCCATCGTGTATTGGATGGTTAGATCACAGGCAAAGCTTGAACTCGCCGTAACCGAGATGCCGACAGGCTTGCTTTGCCGCCAATTAAGGGCAACCGGCGTAGAAGTGGTCGTTGAACCTGTACTGATACTTACTGTCGCGTAAGGCATGCACGGCCTCAGTTCTTCGGTCTTAACCTGTCAAAGAAGGTTTGCAGCCGCGCCCGCCTCCCTGTGTCTCCAGGAGCGTTCCGATTCTCTTGAGCGTACTCCTGGCTCGTCATTCCTGCCCTATGGGCCGCTTGCCTCAAGGCCCCTCTATGTCTGCCCGCATACTCCGTCCTGCTTTCAGTCCTGCCGCCTGCGGCGCGAGGATTAACGACAGGACTTACGAAGGGGATGCGTCACTTGGGGAAGCGTCACTACGCCCGCCCCGCTTCAAGGTACGCCCACCTCTCTTGTAAGACGGGCTCGCATCCGATGGGGAGGCATCGGTACCGCCGCCTCTCGCCCGCTTCTGTCCGCGGAAGCCCTTGCCAGCAGACGAGAATGGGTTCTTATCAGAGCCACCCGCACCACCACCTCTGGCCCTGGAAGCAAGACGCTGCTGGGTCTTGGCCCCGGAAACCGTCCCACCCCGCTTGAAGTTGGCGGTCGATTTGGCTTCCTTGATCACGTTCGAGCCAGCGCCTGTATAGGCAGTCGCTCCACCAACATTGCGCTTCTGGGCCTTATGCCTGTGTGCCATTTCTTTCTCCTTTATCCGAGGACCGATTGCAGGGCCTTGAGAGTGTAAGTTACGCCGCCGCCGAGAGCAGAAGAGAACAAACGCAATCCACCAAGGGGGCTGAGAACCGTCCAGGTCAACCCGCCGACCGGTTCCAATGTCGTTGACGAGACAATGGCAACCGATGTGCTCAGTGCCGCCCAAGTCGCGGTACCGGCGGCTCCTGTCGTTCCGGTGGCACCGAATGCGGTTGGATCATCCAACGTATATTGCACACCGAAAGTGCCACAGGAACCGGTGGTCACCGTCAACTGGACACTGGTAGTGCGCTTCACCGGATCAAGAATGATGGCCGGTGATGTTCCGACAGAGGAGAGGGTAGTGCTGAGGGTGGCCATAGATTACTCCTTTAGTCTTCCGTTGCGACGGTCCATTCGACCGTGTTTGTCTGTTCGGCAGCAGCGCTCGTTTGCGGTACCTGAAAGCCATTCTGGTTGGTATAGACATATGGCCCAACCTGAATGTTGAAGGGAAAGAATATGCAAACCATGCTCCTACCTCATGAAGTTGGGAATGTGCCCCACACCGAACGCCAGTCGTAATAGGTGGGTACATAGCGCTGGTAACCTTTGACCAGCAGGTTATCGGTGGTGAACTCCACGCTCATATCCATCTCGAACGGCTTGCGGTGGAAAAACACCAGCCCGTCATGGTTGGTAAGGATGAACCAGGCGAAGCCTGATGTTAGATAATCCCACACCAGGAAGCCTTCCTTCAGACTCTCCTGCATGCCGAGAATGGCATTGACATCGTTCGATGCCGTGCCTGGCCTAAGCTCTGAGCGGAACAACCTGAGCGCTACTGGCTCCAATGCCGGAGGCACGATGACCTTCCTGCCTCTGGCGTGAATCTTGAGCCCGGCATTATCACGCCAGGTATACCGGATGGTGATCAGGGCATTGAGCAGCGTTGTCTCGTTGAGATCCACATCCGGGCTCGGATCGTTGGCAATCGTGCCATACGGCGCATCGATAGGATGAACGCCACTGAACAGGGATACACCATCACCACCGATGGCAGTGTTATAGACGTTGCCTGCATTGAAGACGTTAGCGGCATAGATCTCTTCGGTTTCCTTGAAGCTCTCCATCAGGCCGTCATTGGATGGGCCAAACTCACTTTTATACAGATTATCATCTATTGCTTTTCGGGTTATGGCGTAACCGAGGCCGATCTCGAAGTGCTCGGCATTGTAGACGAACCGCTGACCGGCGTTGTTATCAAACGAGGTCGGGCCGCCTTCCTGCTTGAGTTGGGCAAGGCCGAGGTATCTCATGGCAGCCCTGCGCTCCAGGGCCATGCTTGAGTTGGTTTCCCTGAAGACCTTGGGCCATTGCCTTTCAATCATCGGGTACTTGCCGCTGATACCCCATAGTCCCGGAAGAAGCAGATCACGGATCTGACTTAATGCGACGGGCATCTATCTCTCCAGTAGCTCCCCTTGGGTACGGTAAGGCCCTCCGCCCTACTCTCGTTAGATACTCCAAGAGACTTCGGATCTCCTCATCAAGTAGAAAGTATCGTAGCGGCTGCCGCACCACCGATTGTACGCCTGGTGAAGTTAGCCGGTTGCACGACAGCAATCTGGAAACCTTCTGCGGTGGTGGATGTACCGTTCACCCCAGGAGGCGCGTAGTTGGAATACATGTCCACGATCATGAACTGACCAGCAGAGGTCAGACCGGTGGCCAGGCTCGACTGCAAGAACATCACGCTCTGACCGGTGGTGGTATTGCCTGAGCTAGAGCCGACAAGGCTGCATGGCAGCACCTGACCAATAAGGCTAGTGCCGAGAACTGCACCACTTGAGCCTTGAGCGTAATAGAGTTGTTCAGGGTCGCTGCAAACAAAGGCTTTGACATCGCCTGCTGCACCAGATCCTGGCCAATAGCTCGACCAGGTAACCCTGCCTACAGCCGTATTGTAATACTCGCACCCAAAGAAGATGCCATAACCGATGAGACCGACAGCGGCTGCGGTGCCGCCTGCCGAACTACCCAGCGAGATGAGATAACCAGGAGTTGCGCTGCTGTTTTGCACCACATCGCCGGTAAATATTGGCGTCGTATAAGCAGACGATATAGCGCGTGTTTCCAGCCCCATCGTCGGAGCCATACCATCGCGGTGTCCCATCTGACGGAAGCCAAAAGGAGAGAAGGTGTTAACCAAGGACGCCTCCTATTTTGCAGACAAAAAGCAAAGCGATCAGCAGAGTCATTGTTGACTCGATGCTAATGACTTGCGGAAACTGATGAATAGCCATAGTGGCCCGAAGTTCGTTACGGGAAACCACCAGGCGTTGGCGGGTTACTCTTTGACCGGCGCGGTCAATCTTCCATACGGAAGACTAGATTTAGTAGTCTAAGATCAACAAAGCGCTAAATGTCAATAGCGGAAATTATCATTGTTTATTTCTCTGGGATGTCCAGTCTCTCAATCGTCCTGTTGATGCGATTGGAAGTCAACGCACTCTCATGCCGACTATCGAGAGTTGTTCCGATATCTCCGGCTCTCCATGACTGTTCTTTCAGCCTTACTTGATTAAGCGCAGCCCTTCTATCCACTTGCCGCGCCTTCTCCGAGATCTCTACCGGGCGAGCCATTAACACGCTGCCATCAACGGTAATCTCTCCCGGATCGTCCTTCTTCATAAACATGCCATTGAATTGCCCATCAAAGTCTGTCTGATGAACAGGGGTCCAACCACGTTTCTCAAATACCTGTCTGCGATCAGGCATAGGCTGGCCAAAGACGCTATTGGTCACCCATACCAGATCCATGCCCTCAGGAAACAATGACCTATCAATCCTAAGCCGATCAGGGGTCGCCTCATCGTCTGTCGCCCCATACTCTTCCCAATTAGGCTTTGCCTTCATATTCCAGGTCTTGGGCTCGACCTTGGGAATGACCTTTGGTGGACGAC